CGCGCCGACGACCAGTTCAACCTGATGTGGCATGGCTGGGCATTGCGTGAAGCGTTCATCGCGGGCGTCAGATGGCGGGAGTTGAAAACGCGCGACTACACCACGGGAAAATCTCCATGAACGCCGAGACACCCATAACGTTCATCACCAGGGACGGACGCCATGTCGTGGTGCCCTGGGATGCCACCCTGGCGAACGCCGTGCCGCACGCCAGGGATTTCACCTGGGAGGGCGAGCGCCGCCTGCTGCTGCCCAACGAGCCCGAGGAGGCGCGCGTGGCGCGCAACGTGGGCGTGCCGGTGCCGGCGCCCATCCTCACGCGCTACGACTGGGCGGGCACCCAGCCCTGGGACATCCAGCGTACCACCGCCGCGCTGCTCACCGAGAGCCCCCGGTGTTATGTTCTGAGTTCCATGGGCACGGGGAAGACGCGCGCGGTCATATACGCGACTGACTGGCTCATGCGCACGAAACAGGCCAGCCGCGCCCTGATCATAGCGCCCCTGAGTACCCTGACTCCGGTATGGGAACGGGAGTTGTTCCAGCTCATGTTAAAACGACGTGTGAGTATTTTATATGGAAGCAAGGAAAAGCGCCTGAAATTATTAAAATCAGGTGCGGATATTTGTGTGATCAATCATCATGGGCTGCGGGTACTCGGTCAAGAAGTGCAAAAGTCGGGCTTCGATATCGTGGTCCTGGATGAACTGGCTATCTATCGCACACGTAACACGGAGTTATGGAAGGCTGCGCGCGACCTCGTAAGCCTGGATACGACCAAATTCGCCTGGGGCCTGACCGGCTCGCCCACGCCCAACGCGCCCACGGACGCCTGGGCGCAGGTCCGTCTGCTCACGCCCGAGCGGACCGTGCGCTCGTTCGTGGCCTTCCAGGATCTGACCATGCGGAAGCTATCGCAGTTCCGCTGGTTCCCCAAACCCGACGCCAACGCCATCGTGCACGCGGCGATGTCGCCATCGGTCAGGTATACCCGCGACGACGTGATGGAGCTGCCCGAGTGTTCGGTCGTCGACCGCGCGGTCAAGCTGGATAGCGATGCCGCGAAAGCCTACACGATGATGTTCAACAAGGCGCGTATATTAACAGAAAAGAACGAAAGCGTGTCCGCCGTGAACCAGGGTGTCCTGCATAATAAGTTGTTGCAATTGTCGTGCGGGTTCCTTTATACCGACACGAAGACGGTGTATGCCCTTCCCGCGCAAGGACGTCTCGATGCTCTCACCGAGGTGCTGGACGAGACAGAACGCAAGGTGCTGGTGCTGGTGCCGTTCCTGCACGCGCTGACCGGTGTGGCGACGCACCTGCGGAAACATAATTACGATATCGCGACGGTGCACGGTGGCACGTCGCGCGGCTCGCGGGATAAGATATTCAACGACTTCCAGATGGGGAAGTCACCAAGGATCATCGTGGCGCATCCGCAAACCCTGAGCCATGGACTGACGCTGACCGAGGCAGATACCATCGTGTGGTATTCGCCGACGACATCGAATGAGACTTACGAGCAGGCCAACGCCCGGATCAATCGACCGGGGCAGAAACACAAGACCATGATCGTACACATGGTGGGGACCACGGTGGAGCGGGCCACCTACACACGTTTACGCGACCGCCAGCGCATGCAGAATTGTCTGCTGGACCTGTTCCATAAGCAGGATAAAGCATTTTAAGCATGAGGCTGGATGTAACGTGCCTTTTGTCCGCCACCCCCCGCGAAACGAAAAAACGTAACTACCGTCGTAAAAAAAGGAGTGAACCATGAACAGGAATGACGCGGCCAAGGAAGCGATGAGTGCTCTGCTGGCGGCGACGGACCATTTTGAATTACACGCGGCATACCATCGCGCCAATGGCGAAGAAGAAAGCGCGTTGGTCAACTACAGCTTCGTGCTCAGATGCGGGCGGGCGCTTGAAGCACTGCGTTTATTTTTCCCCGACGAGGAGTGAACCATGGACCAGATGAACGGAACCACCGTCGTGCGTAACACCCGGATGACCGTGGACAACATGATCGAACGTTATGTGTTGCTCAGGGATAAGAAGAAGGAAATGGAGGATGCATACAAAGCCTCGGTCGCGCCCCTCATAACGTTCATGGAACGGCTTGAGGGGTACATGCTGGAGGCCATGAACGAGAGCGGGCTCAGCTCGATGAAGTCCAAACATGGCACCTCGTATAAGTCCCTGCGCACCTCGGCCAAGGTGATCGACTGGCCGGCCGCGCTCGGTTACATCAAGGCCAACGAGGCCTGGGATCTGCTGGAGGCGCGCGTATCCAAACTGGCCGCGCAGGAAATCATAAAGGAAACCAAGGAGCCAATTCCAGGGGTTGAAACCGCGTCGGAATGGGTTGTGAATGTCCGTCGCGCGAACGACAATTCGTGAATATCCACAAGGAGTGACACACAATGAGTGGTAACCAACTGGTCAGCCTGGGCGCGCTGCCCTCGCATCTGGCCAACGCGCCGCGCCGTCTTAATCTGAACGCGGCGGCGCGCGCCAACCTGCAGGCATCGTTCGCGGTATTGAAGATACGCGGCAAGAACTGGCGCGTGCGCTATCGGGGTGACGAGACGCTCATCCAGATGTCGGCGGGCACCGGTCACGACGGGCGTCCGTTGCCCGAAGCGCCCGTCATGCACGTCGATGTCGTCATCGTGGGCGTCGCCTCGGCGATCAGCAAGAAGTGGTTCAACGGCGGCTACGCGGACGGCGAAAGCCGGGCCCCCGATTGCTTCTCCATCGACGGGATGTCGCCCGATCCCGCCAGCGCGTTCAAGCAGAACACGCATTGCGCCACCTGCCCGCAGAACATCTGGGGCTCGGTGACCACCGAGAGCGGACGCAAGGCCAAGGCATGCCGCGACGGACGCCGCATCGCCGTGGTCCCCGGCAGCGACATCGCCAACGAGACGTTCGGCGGTGCCATGCTGCTGGACATCCCGCCCACCTCGCTGACCAACCTCGACGCCTATTCGCGCCAGCTTGAGCGCAATCAGGCGGACATGTCGATGGTGGTCACGCGCATCTCGTTCAACCCCGACGTCACGCACCAGGAACTGGTGTTCAGGGCGATGCGCTGGGTCGAGTCGGCGGAAGACACCGCGCTGATCGAGGAGCACGCGCTTGGCGATCAGGTGAAGCGCATGCTGGAGGAAGAGACCGCCGACGTCACGGCGGACCCGCTGGTGCCGGGCGAGCGTCCGGCGCATCTGGCGCTGGTGCCACCCAGGCCGGCGCGTCCGGCACCCGCCGCCGCCATGGAGGCCGAGACGCCGAAGCCCGCGCCGGAGCCGCCGCCTCCGGCACCGCCGCCCGCGCCCCAGCCGCAGCCCGTGGCGGCGAAGCGCACGGCGGGGTTCGCGGCCCAGCCTCAGGCGGCACAGCCTCAGGCCACGCCTCAGGTGGCGGCTCAGGCACCGGCCGAAGCCGTCGCCGCGCAGACGACCGTCATCCAGGGCGCGCCCGCATCGTTGGAGGAAGAGATCGACAATCTGATGCGCGACCTTTGATGGACGTTTGACCTTGCGAAGGGCGCGGTTGCAGCCGCGCCCTTCGTATTCATGGAGGTCAGTTCAGTGGTCGAGGAAACGAACACGAGTACGGAACAATTTCTCGCGCGCGTGGTTCCGACGCAAGGCAATTATCTCACGATCACGTGGCCCGGTCCCAACCCTAAAGCGGGATGGCCATATCGCAGCTACAAACCTTCACAAACGGATCAGGCGGCGGACATCTTAAGATGGGCCACGCGTCGCGGCGTGGATGCCTATCACGCGGTCGCGTCGTTCAACATGGCCGAAATATCCGTCAACGCGCGCGGCGATCAGGTGACGCGCGCCAGACGCGAGCAGACCAACGTCCATCTCATACGCACGCTGGTGATGGACGCCGACGTCAAGCGCGACGGCGACGGCAAGGACCCCACGAACACGTTTCACGACCGTCGTAAAGCCATCGAGTGGCTGGTCGGATTTTGCAAGGCCACCTCGATCCCGATGCCCAACCTCGCGGTCAACTCGGGCTACGGGTTCCATTGGTACTGGATCCTCGAAGACCCGATCACGCTGGCCGCGTGGCAGCCCATGGCCGACAGCCTGAAGAACGCCATGTTGGCCAACGGCTGGGTGGGCGACACCGGGCCCACCGTCGACGGTGCCCGCATCCTGCGCCCGCCCGGGACGATGAACTTCAAAGCGGGCAAGGACAAAGGCGTGCCCGTCACGGTGCTCCCCAGGTTCACCCTGGCGGACTATCCGAACCAGTGGATCGCGGACGCGCTGGCGCCCTGGATGGGCATGACCCAGACCAGGGCGCGCACCGGCACGGGCGGCGCCAGCATCACCATGCTGGGTCCGCGCCCGGCGCACCTGGGCACGCCGAACGCGGCGCTCAACCAGGCGGCGCATGGCGGGCTGGAGAGCCGCTATAAGTTCTCCGAGATCGCGAAGAAGTGCGAGCAGGTCAAACTCAGTCTGGCCAGTAACGGCAAAGGCGATCCGTATCCGCTCTGGTATCTCAGGCACATAACGCTGAGCGTGTTCACCAGCGATGGTAAGGACTTCGTCCACGAGTTCTCCAGGGGCGATCCCAGATACGTCCCGGCCGACACGGACGCCGCCGTCCTGCGCGCCGAGGACGAGCGCGACCGCAAGGGTCTCGGCGCGCCGCTCTGCGCGCAATACGACACCACCCGCCCAGGTGTCTGCGACACATGTCCGTTCAAGGGCCAGATCAAAACCCCGCTGGTGCTTGGCGCCGAGGCCGACGACCTGCCTTTCAACTACCGTCGTAGAACGGTGAACGGCGAGCCGCGCATCGAACGGCGGGAAGGCAGCGGCGAAGATGTCGAGTGGAAGCTGCTGTTCGAGGGCGACGTGGCCGACCCCAGGCTGGACGCGGTGTCGATAGGCGGGCACCGGCTGACCATGACCTACCGGCTGGCGGGCAAGGAGTACCCGGTCTCAGGCACCGCCGCCGACATGACCACGCAGATCCCGGTTGGCTATTTCGAGCGGCAGGGCATGGCGGTCACGCGCCACACCGCCGCGCATATTGGAGACTTCGTCATGGCGTGGATCACGCAGTTACGCATGCGTCAGGCGACGCGCAACGACGTCGTCAGGCCGTTCGGATGGAACTTCAACGCCGCCGGCGAGCGCAGCGGGGTCGCCATCGCCGGCACGCTCTACCGCACCGACGGACGCGAGGAGGCCGTGGCCGGGGGCGACCCCAAGATCCTCGCCATGTATCGCCCGGCCGGTGACATCAAACACTGGAAGCGCGCGGCCCAGTTGTTCGAAGGCACCGGCAGGCCGGACCTGCAGGCGATCATCGCCACCTCGTTCGGTGCCATGCTGATCTCGTTATGTGGCGACGTGCGCGGCATGACGCTGAACTTCTGGTCGACCGAGAGCGGCGTGGGCAAATCCAGCGCGATCAAGGTGGGCCAGTCGGTATGGGGCGATTACAAACTCATGCAGTCGATGCAGGACACGCCCAACGCGGTGATGCGTTCGCTCAGCGAGCCGAGGATATTGATACGCTATTGGGACGAACTACGCGTGCGCAAGGATTACCAGGAACAGTTCGTGGAGATGATCTTCACGATACCGCAGGGCAAAGAACGCGCGCGGCTGCATTCCGACACGACGTTGCGCGAGGTCGGCGAGTGGGAGACCATGCTGGTGTTCACTTCCAACCGGCCCTGCCAGGACTACCTGCTGGCGCGCGACGACGGCACCGACTCGGGCATGGCGCGCGTGCTGGAGATCGAGATGGCCAAGGTGACCACGGCCTACGATCCGCTGGCCGGGCAGCACATCAAGCTCTGCGAGACCAACTACGGCCATGCCGGGCGCGTGTTCGCCAAATACGTGGCCACGCATCTGCCCGAGGTGCAGGCCAAGCTGGCGACGATCCTGAAGTCCCTCGGCACCGGCCTGGAGATGCAACAGGACGAGCGGTTCAGTGTCACCGCCATGGCGTGCACGCTGGTGGGCGCGGCCATCGCCAGGAAACTGGGTCTGTTCGACTTCGACCTGAAGGGCATCAACGATGTCCTGACCAGGGCGTTCAGGACCCAGCGCGAGCAGCGCTCCACGCGGACCCTGGTCTCGGCCGATGGCGGCATGGACATCGAGGAGATCGTCAACGAGTTCATCTATTCGCAGGCGGATTACCGGTTGCGCACGCATGCTTTCGCCACGCTGGGCGGCGGTCGCGTCGAGGCGATCCATTCCCCCAAGGGCAACGTGGTCAGGCTGCAGATCGCCGACGCGCTCAAGGTGGTGCGCGTCTCGCGTCCCGCGTTCCAGGAATGGTTGCGTGATCGCAACCGTCCCGCCAGCACCATCGTCGAGCACCTCAAGACCAAGATGGGCGCGCTCGAACACCGCAAGGTGATCGGCGCCGGCACCGGGTTCGGCGGCGGCGGGCTGACATGGTGCCTGGACATCCCGCTGACCGGGCGGCTCGCCGACATCGTGCTGAACACCGAGGAACCCATCGCTGGCACGCGCCCGCCAGCGAAGAAGGCACGCAAGGCACCGACCGATTTAATACGGTAATAAAATGGAGGGGAAAGGATGTTACGGAAACTGACGGGAGACGAACGCGCCCAGCTGTGGGCCCGCACCCGGCCGGGTGCCCGCTATGTCGAGGGGCCATGGACCAGGGTCGAGATCTCCATGCTGAAGAACGGCCACGTCACGCATGGGCTGAGCGATAAGGCGCTGTGGTCATGGTGCCAGACGCATGGGGTGAAGCGCCACCCCGACGCCATCGAGGCCAGGCTGGTGGCACTCAACCATTTCGTGCCGCTCACGCCTTACGAGCGCGCCCGTGACGCGCTGCGCAAGGAGGTGGAGGCGGCGCGCGCCGAGGCACCGAGCGCGCCGCTCTATCGGCCGTCGATCCGGGAGATCGACGCGTTCATCCACGGCGTGTCGGTCAAGACCCAGGCCGGGAGACCCGCCTGACGAAGCCCAGGCCCAGCAGGCCCACGCCCATCAGCGCGAGGCTCATGGGTTCCGGCGTGTCCACCACGGCTCCCGGCGTCGGGACCAGGAAGAAGCTCTCGGCGCCGTCCGATGCGTTGGACCACCGCGCGTAGAACTCGATCTGCGAGTCGGGTTGCAGGTCGTCGCGGTCGATGTTGAAGCCCGTCAGAACATAGTCCGGGAAGCCGGTGCCATTGTTCGCGGTCGGCAACGGTGTCCCGACCAGCGGGTTGTAATCCGCCAGGATGTTTTTGTTGACCACGTCGACCACGACGAAGCGTTCAAGCACCTCGGGTCCCTGGCCGGTGCCGGTGTTCACGTCTATCCCGACGTCCAGACGGCCATTGAGATCAAGCTGGCTAAGCAGGAAAAGACGAAGAAAAGAAACGAGATAAGGCGTACCCTGGACATCGTCGCCTAGCTGCTGGTGGTTGTTGGGGACGGTAGCGGCATCGGAGAAGTCCGAGAACAACGTTTGGCTGCCACCTTGCTTATAGTTGTTGTAGCCGAAGTCGGCGGGCTGCTGGGGCTGCTGGGTGCCGCAGATGAGGCATGGTGTGTTCAGCGGCTGGTTGCCTGGAGGCGGCACGGCGATGAGCGAGAGCGCGCTCGTGGATGGGCCGTCGGCGTAACCCAGCGCGCTGATGATGTCCCCGCGAGCGGGAAAAGCCAGACTGATCATCGCCGTGATCGCGTAAATGGCTGTTAGTTTTCGCATGGCGGTGGCCGCGAGGAGGATGTTCCGCATCTGTGACTTCCCTTTAGTGTGTGAATTTTTCACGGTTCGCTTTGCCCGAGACAATGCGCAGGTTGCTTTTCGCATCCGTGCCACCCCGTGACAACGGCTTGATGTGGTCGACCGTTAGTTTCGAATGCGGTGAAATCTTGCCCGCCTTGATCTCGGCGGTGCGCGCCTGGTCGCGCACGACACGCTTCTTCTTGCCCGCCTCCGAGGTCTCGCGTTTTATATACCAGTCACGGTTGCGTTCATAATTAGCGTGAGATTTGCTAACCATCACGGGTTCATCCCTGAATGACAAATCCGAAGACGCGCCATCCCAACAGGAAGATCAGCACCGCGTAAACCCAGCCGTTGTAGCTGGTCCAGTAGACCTGACCGGTCGGTGTCCGTCCCCACGCGCCGAAGAGCAGCGTGATGACGAAGATCACCCAGAACAATAATCCGATGCTCATCGTGCTCTCCTAGTGGTTGGCGAAGCTCCCCGTCTCCATGAGCTGACGCTCGCCGGCCTTGGGCAGCCGCAAGCCGAACGCGCCCGGATGCAGCGCACCTTTCCGGCGTTCGTTCAGCTGCTGCAGCAGCTGATCATGGGTGATCTTCGAACCGAAGTTGACGTTCCCGTCGGCGTTGAACCGGCGGATGTCCGACATGACGGCGGCGCGGTCGCCGGGGTCCGCTTCGAGCCACCTCTGTACGAGCTTGCTCCGCGTTTCGTTCATGTGATCACGTGCCTGGACGATGGCCTGCCGACCCATGCGTGCCTCGGACACGCTGGAGGGCGCGATGCCGACCGCCTGATAGGCCACGTCCAGCGGGCTGATCCTCGACGGCGCCAGGACCTGCTTGCCCCGGCTGTCGACCACGCCGCGATGGGCCAGGTCGTAGGCCTTGACCACGTCATGTCCGACGCGGGGGAGAAACAGCTTGGCGCCCGCCGTCACGTCGTTGAGCCCGGTGGACAATCCACCCTGGAGCATCTTCAGGAACCCACTCGCCACGTTCGCCGCCGCGCTACCGGGCGACCCCAGGGCGAACTCCCCGGCCAGTTGCAGGAAGTCCTTGGCCGAGTAGCCGTTAAGCTGGGGCAGGTTGAACATGTTGTTCACACCCAACCGATGCTCATAATCCTGTCCAAGCAAATGCGGCACGCCTGCGCCGACGACCTCGCCCAGCGTCGGACCCATGGATTTCGCCAGCCACGCCCGCATCTCCAGCATGCGGTCCTTGGGTTTGTGTCCCGTCGCCAGATCATACACCCCGCCCAGATAACGCACCGGGTCCGCCAGCCACCCCAGCGCGCCCGCCGCCAACGAGTGCATCATGACCGTGCCGGCCAGTTGCAGGGCGGCTTCCTTACGCACCGCCGGATCGGCGCTCTTGAACGAATTGCGCACCATGTTGGCGATCAGCCAGCTTTCGTTCAACCCATACATCTTGAACTGCATGATCAGCGGGGCCGCGCCGCCGAGAGATCCCTTGGTCGTGGTCAGGCGTGCCCGGTTCGTCGCCGAATAATTGGGTGCCTTGCGCAGGGTGTTATCCGCGAAGTCTATGGCGTCATGGATGGACAGGCCCTTGCTTCGCGCGGTTTTGAACGCGGCCCACGATCCGGCGATCCGGCCCATCTCGTCGGTGGCCTGGGTCAGCGCGCTGGAGAACTCCAGGAAGCGATCCCAACCCTGCCCAACCTTGGCCGGGCGCGACAACTCGCGCAGGAACGCCGCCTGGGTGTTGCCGAACAAACCGTTGCCTTCGAAGTGTTTGAAGAACGCATCGACTTCACTACGGTCGTAACCCTTATCCAGGAACCGTTGCCTGGCCATCTCGGTGAACTTGTAGTTGACCGAGCTGAGTGGCTTGCCGATCAGCGCGTCGAGCGTGTTCTTCGCACCCTTGCCAATCATTTGTGGTGCGAGGTCTTTTAGCGCCCGGCCAAGCTCAATCGCGGCGCGGCCGTAACCATGCCTGGCACCGATGAACGTGAGCATTTTCGACGTCAGTTCGTATGTCTCGACTGGGGCGCGAGACAGGCTCAACAGGTTTTGCGCGACACCGAACTGCGCGAAGCGCCGCGCCACGCCGAACGCGCCCGTCTGATCCAGTTCGTCGCCGCGTTGGAACCGCTCCTGTAGCTCGTGGTAGATCTGATCACGCAACCGGTTGTCGGGGTTGCTGGGGTCCCGCCCTCTCTCATCGACGAAATGCTTCATACGTTCAAAGGCCGCGTCCCGCTCGCCGCCATGCATGATGGTGCCGATGCGGCGGCTCGATGCCTGGAGGTCGGTGTTGATGGCACGCGCCACGTCCTTGGACGCGCCCGCCACGTAACGGCGTCTGGCGGCGGCGCGCTCCTGGCCGGACGCGTACCGCAGCTGCAGGTGCGCCGCCATCTCCCGCAACTGGTCGGCGTGTGGACGCAGCGCGGGGTCACGTTCGACCGCGTCTATCATCTGTTCGACCACGGGCGACAGGCGTCCCTTGTTCTGGGCCACGATATCGTGACGTTCACGCACCGCGCCCACGTCGGCCACGCCATCGGCCAGTTGCTGGGCACGGAACGCCGCCGCCTCGCTCGGCTTCTCGAAGAACTGCACGCCATACTCGGGGGTGCCATGCGCGCCGCCATACTCCACGGCGAAATCGCCGTAGCGGCGCATCGGGAAGTAGTCCCCTTCGACGAAGCCCATGCGGCCCAGCGTGGCCATACCCTTGGCGATGCGCTTGTGTTCAGTGGCGATGGCGGCGTTGTCGGGATCGGCCAGGAACGCGTCGAGCCGCTCCTTGCTGGCCATGGTGTGACGCATGAACGCCTTCTCGGCGTCGGTCGCGTTGGGCATGAACCGGTTGACCAGGTTGTCGGCCACCGCCTGACGTTCGAAATCATACTTCGTGTTCAGGAAATCACGCGTTTTGGCATAGAGTGCCTGCTTCTCCGGCGTCATGGCGTCGAAGCGCGACTGCAACACACCCAGCTGAGCGCGCTCCTCGGGCGTGGTGAGATGCGCGTTGGCATCCGCCTCGCGCGTGCCCAGGGCCGCGCGGGCATATCCCGCGTTGTCCATCAGTTCGGCCACGTCGTCGTGTTTGACAAGCTCACGGGTGATCTCGGCCGCCTGCGGGGCGAACCTCTTGAGGAAATTCTGGCTCGCCACCTCGGCGCGTTCCTGTACCTGGCGGATCTCCTTGAGGTGATTGACGTCACCGTCCTGCATCACGTGACCGAAACTATCGACCATCCGATCCAGGTGGATGCTCTGCAGCAGAGCATGCGCCCTGGGCGCGCTGAGCCGGTCGCCCACGGCGTCCAGGGCATGCTCGGCTATCCTGCCCGTACGTTCGCCGAATGCCTCATGCGCGGACCACGCCAGCGGTGCCGAGTCGGCCCGCAATCGGGGATCGGGGTGCAGGTATTTCTCGTTGAACTTCGCGGCACGCTGCGCGATGTCGGTGACGGGCTGCATGATATGATCAAGCAGCGTGTATTCGGCGCCGCTTTGGGCTCTGCGTAACCCCAGCCCATCACGTACCAGATCAACGAAATGACTCCATACGGACCGCCCGCGCGGACGCGGTTGCATACCAAGCGACGTCATTTTCTTACGGAACTTGTCCGACGCCACGAGGCTATTGGCGAAAGACCACAAGTCCGCGTTGGTCATCAGCATCGTATGCAACTCATGCTCGTTGCTTAGCGCATACATGATGCTTTCAGCCTGGCGTTTGGTTTCCGGGACATTCTTACCGAACTCTCCCACGGCCAGCTTATCGCTGAAACCTTCCCTGAGCGCCTCCGCTATCGCGTGCAGGGCCTGAAGATCTTTATGTCCTGGGTCGTGCTGCCGTAAAGTTTCTATGTAATGAAAGAACGCCGAGTGCACCATCTCATGCAGCGCCGTCTCCAGGTGCGTTCCGTGCTGGTGCTCCAGGTCAAGGTTGACCATGATATGTTCGAGGCCGGGATCCTGTTCGTAATGGCCGTAAGTCCGTTGTCTTATCCGGCCGATGTCCTTATCACCGATATAGCCCAGTTCGTGCCCTCGTTCCGCCGTTACTACGGGAATACCACGCGCCAGTTTGTATAGTTGCCGGGCCAGTGCCGCCAGATCAGGACGTTCCGCGATGACCAGCGGGTCCTGCATGATGTTGCGCGCCAGATCCTGGTCGGTGAATGGCACATCGTATTGTTCCGATGTGCGTATCGCGTGTTCCACGCCGGCGGTCAGGCGCGAGTCCGTTAATACCCGTAACGAATTGGCTGATGTGGGATCGATGCCCGTGGACGTTGGCGCGTGTTCCAGCGTTTCGCCGCCGCCACGCTTCGCCAGGCTCTCCCTGAACGCCGCGCGCGTGGCCATGGCCTGCGCCTGATCGGCGACGGTGCCCACGGGATCCACGATCCTGGCCCGCGCTTCCTTCAGCGCCGCGATGCGCTCGGGCGCGACCTGGGCCAGCCTGTCTTCCAGTATTTTGGTTCGCTCGGCGTATTTCTCGCGTGCCTCCTTCGCCGCTTCGGCGGTCCGGGGTTTCTGTTTCGCGCCCGGCATGTCCTTCTTCGCGCCCGCCAACAGATGCGCGTCGAGTTGCTTCTGGTGCGTCTCGGCGAGAAGCGGGTTGCTCACGCGTTTGATCTCGGCGTCGAGCGCGGCGGCCAGGCTCGCGGCATCGGCGTTGCGCGGTCGCCCCACGGTGCCCTTCTTATCGAACTCGGCCTGCGCCTGTTCGACCGTCATGGGATCGGTCGGGTCGAGGATCTTCTGGATATAGTCGGCGGCCTTGCGCTCCTGGACATGCGCGACCGTGACGGGTTTGTTCTTGGTATCGAGTGCCATGGTCAATCCGGCGCTCTCACCCTCGCCACCGCCCACGGCGGTCTCCTCGATCCCTTCAGCGGACGTGGGCTTATCGACCTTGCCGCGCTTCTGTTCCTCCTCGCGCACGACCGAGGCTTCGCTGCGCGTGGGTTCATCGCCGGTGCGCGTGACCAGACGCTCGCCCATCAGCTTCCGGTGATAATGGTCCGCCAGTTTCTCACGCGCCTGCTGATCCAGCTCCGTGCGCTTGTCGACCGGCTCTGTGAACTTATGCAGGATATCGACCAGGTTCTCGCGTGACCCGTCGCTGCCGCGATGGATGAGATTGGCCAGGTCATTGGACGCTTTGTCTATGGCTTTGCCTATGGGTGTGCTCGGCGGAAGCAGCCCCATGGCTGCCTTGCGTGCCACTTCCACGTCGTCGCGTGCCTGCGAGCGTGCCAGCTCCTTCGCGCGATCAGTCTGTAACTCTTCCGCCGACGGCGCTGGCGCCCCTTCTTCACGTTCGACGTAGGCCTGGGGTCCGGCCTTCTTCTCCGGGATGATGACGGTGGGTTGCTTCTTGCGGCCCTTGCTCACGGTCGCGGCGGGTTTCTCTACAGCGGGTTCCTCGACCGGGACTGGGGCTTCCGGGGCTTCCGTGGTTTTCCCTCTTTGTTTCGTATCGACAAGGGTCGCCAGTTCTTCCTCGGTGGGTCCGGCGGCCACGGTCTCACGCGTCTTGCGTAACGTTTCGGCGGACGAGCGCATGCGCGCTTCCAGGTCGGCCTGGGCTGTCGAAGGGCGCTCGGTAGCCGGTGCCGAAGGGAGTGAAGTCTCCGGCACCGGCGGAGCCACGGTTTCCCTCGGGGGAACCAACCCCTCGGACCGCTCTGGGCGTGATGCGGGAACGCCCGGCTCGACGGTAGAGGTTGGCGGAGTCGGTGTCGACGCCGCTTTGCGTCGCTCCTCGCGGTCGTAGCGCGTGGCTACGTCGTTCGGCGACATGTTCTTGAGTTGTGTCGGCGACGCGCCGTATTCGCCAACCAGCACGTCCACCATCTCGGATTTTGTCTTACCCTTGGACGGGCGCTCGCCCGGTGCCTGGGGTTTTACTCCCGGAGTAACCGGTGGTGTGGACTTTGGTGGCGCGGCCCCAGCGCCGCCGCGTGGAGCGGCTGGCGGTGGCTCCACGGGTGTGTTGGGTGGCGGCGGTTCACGCGGGAACATCTCGCCCTGCGTGGGCGCTGGCGGACGCACCTGGGTCGTGGGGTCGAACAGGTTGCCTTGCGATGCTTCCGGTGGGAGCCCTGGCTGCACGCCGGCTATGGCCGGCTCGCGCGGCGCCTGCCCCGCGCCCGCCTGCCCCTCGGTGAACATCTCGCCCTGGCCCGACATGCCGGGCAGCATGCCCTGGCCCGGTGTCGTGGGGTCGAACGCCGGAGGTGGCGGTGGCGGCGGTGGACCCAGTGCCTCGCCCAGTGCCGCCGCCGCGTCGGGTGGCACGCCTTCGGGGGGTCTGACCTGGAGTGCTTCCGGCCTGACCGGGTGCAGCGCGCCACCGGCGGCGCCTATGACCGCGCCCGTCAGCGCGCCGCTGGCGACACCTCGGGCGATAGCACCCTGGTCGAACTCCTGCCGCGTGCCGATGCCCTGCTGGAACTGCTGGCCGATGGCCACGTTGGCGCCGCCCTGGCCGCCCATGAGCGCCGCGCCCTCGCCGCCCCCCACCGCCGCGCCCAGCAGGCGCCCCTTGCCACCCAGCTTGCCCAGCACGCCCCTGGCGGCCAGGCTCATGGCGCCCTGACCAGCCGCCGCGCCGACCAGTGCCGCCTCCAGCATCATCGGGTCGATGGCCTGCTTTTTCAGCAACTCCTTCGCTTCGGTGTCGGAATAACCGCCGCGCCGCATCTCGGCGTAGGCCGGCGACTGCATCATCGTGGCTTCGGGCGTGTTCTTCAGCGTCTCGACGGCGCTGTTGTACTGCTCGCCCATGTTCTGCAGGCCGAACGTACCCATCTCGCCGACGACGCCACCCGCCCTGGCGACCTTCGTCGCCGCGCCCACCAGTGACATCGCCTTGATCGCCAACCTGCCCACCAGGGCGGCGGGCAGCAGCGTCATGGCGATGTCGGGGATCAGGTTGATCACGTTGGCGCGCATGTAGGTAAGGTAGCCAACCTCGCCCGGTGTCGGGATGTGGTTACCCTGCGCGTCGACGCCACCGAACATCGAGGCCGACAGGCCACGTTTCAGCGATGGCGAGCCTTCCTCAAGGAGCTTGTCCATCCACTGGCTGACGTTGTCGCGCTGCTGGTCGGTCCACGCCTTGGTCGACGGGTCGGCGCCGACCTTGTCCTCGAAGTAGCGCGCGGCGCCCAGCACGCCTTCGAGCGCGCCGCCACCGCCATGCTGGATCGTGGTCCACAGGTCACCGAAGAACCCTCGTTCGCGCGACTCGTCGCTGACACCCGAATGGCCATACGTCTCGCCCGGCGTGGCATCCCTGGCCTCGTCCAGGCTGAGCGTGCGATAGCGCGGCGTCGGCGTCGGAAGCGCGGTGCGCGGCAGCGCGCCGGGTTGCTCTGGAGCGGGCCGTGTCGGGATGGGCTGCGCGTATGGCTGCGTGAAAGCCTGTGTCGTGGGCAGGCCCGTGGGCTGGCCGCCGTAGCCGCCCTGCGACGGGAGGAACCGCCGGTTGAAGTCATTCTGGAACGCGACGTCGTACTGGCTGGGTTGCTCTTCGGGCTCGGGCTCACGCGTGAGCGTGTCGGCGTTTGGATCGTAGGCCATGGCTCATGCCACCCGTCGCCTGGGCAGCCCGGTCAGGTCCTGGCCGTAGCCGGACTGCAATGCCGCGTAGGTATTCGCGCCCGCGCCGATGCCGCCACGCTGGGCGCTGCCCACGATCATCTGTTGAGGGTTCATCTGCTCCGGGTCCATCTCGGGCATGAGACCAGTTCTACGCGGCGAGGGTAACGGCGTGGGCGTCAACGCCGGCGCGGGCACGCCGGGGGCCCTCAAGGGCTCCGACCCGGCGAGGCCGATCAATCCCTTCAGGCCTTCGCCCGCCGCGTGAGGTATGGACTGGATAATCTCGCCTTTTTGGTTCTTGATGGCGTAACCCGGCGTGCCGTCCTTGGCGGTGACCGCCTGCAGGCTGAACTGGCGCGCGGTTTTGCTGCCTGGATTGGCGCCCGCCGACAATCCATCGGCGAAATACTTGGCGGCCGGCGCGGCTATACCGGCGCCGCCTTCCGATGGCGTCATGATAAGCTGTTTGAAGATGGATCCGGAGCGCGCGTATTCCTCGGCGTCCGTCCCCGCCGGTATCTCTCCCGGCGGATAGTAATCCTTCACCATGCCGGAGACGTCTTTATCCCGCTCGCCACGAGCTTTATCCACTTCCATCTTGTGCTGCAGCTGTTGTTGTTTCATCGCGATATCCGCGTTGGCTTTGTCTATCGCGGCCTGCGTCCGAAGGCCCACGTTCTCCGCTTTCTGGGTTTCGATCTCGGGCCGCGCGTTCGCCCACCTGGCCTGCGCGTTGTGCAGGTTGATCTCGGCGTTGACCTTCTGATGATCCTGCAGAACCTTGGTATAGGTCTGCGGGTTTCGCAGCTCGATCATCTTCTGCGCCAGGACTTCGTGCGTGATATGTAACGGACTGCTGATCGGGTCGCCATGACTACCGTCGGCGATTTTATAAGCCCAGATCTCGCCTTTCTTATCCATGCCGGCGCGCGCGTAGGCACCGTCGGGGAAGAACGCGTATGATTTCAGCACATGGTTGATGGCACCCTGCGTGTCCCCCGCCAGCAACGCCTGATCGGCGGCCATGAGATGCGACACCGCGCCCTGGTGGCTGACCTGGGCGACCCACTCCTGCGCCATGCCCGCCATTTCGGGATGTCCGCTGATGATCAGGTAATGCTCCATCGCCGACTGCATGCCGCGCCAACGGTCGGTGTCGCCCAGCCCGGCGGGACCGGACTGCTGCAGCTTCTCCAGCACCCCGTCCGGCCCGGCCGCCGCGTTCGCCGCCACCAGTTCCGGCACGTTGTAGGCTTTGTGTTCGGGACTGCCGCCGGGGAACATGGACGCAGGGAAATCCTGCGTCGTGGGGAACATGTTCTTCATGTCGTTGACCTGGCTTATGCGCTCCGTCCGTATGAGCGCGGTAGGTGCCGAGTCGATGTAACCTTGCCAACCTTTGGCGGCGACCTCTGGCAGGTGCCCCGCCCCCGCCCGGTAAGCGAACGCGGACTGCACCGTGTTGTAACCGAGGCCACCATGCGTGGCATCGCCGTTCGCCAGATGTTTATAAACCCGTATGGAAAGACGCATGCCGTCGTAGTCGTCCAGTGGATTTAACTCGTGTCGCGGGTCGACGGTATTCCGCGTGTCAGCGGTGACCTGCCCTATCCCCGCCGCGTCGGTGACGACGCCATTGGAACCAACACCGTGCGTAAGTCCTGACCTCCAGTGACTCTCCCGCTCGATGGTCGCCGCCATGAACGCGCGGTCGAGGCCCTGGGCACCCTCGGCCTGAATGGCCTTGTCCATCAGGGCCAGCTTGTCGGGATGCGCGTGCTCCGCCCGCCGCAAGGCACCATAATCCACGGGTGGCGCCAGCAAGGGTGGCGTGGCCTGCGACTGCTCGACCGTGCCGCCGGTGCCCGCGACCACGACCGGACCCGGTGGCGGGTGCGCCGGCGCACCCGCCGTGGGTGGCTGCGCGGGTGTGAGCGCGGTCGGTTGCGCGGTGGCGGGCGCGGCGGGGGCGGCCGGGGGCGGTTGCGATGGTGGCGGGATCGGCACCGGCGTATTCGAAGCGGCGGTGCCGACAGGGGTCGGGGGCGCGTATGCCAGGTTGGTGGGTTGCTCCTGACCCGTGGGCTCAGCGGCCTGCGCGGACCCTATCGGGTTGAGCATCCCCATGAGGCGGCCGCCCAGGGACGGCGGCCCGGCCGCCAGCGGCACGCGCCCGCCCGGCGCGCCGGGTCCACCCGGCATGGGTGGCACCAGTGGTCTGACGGGCACGACTGACTGCCTGGGCGGAGGCTCGGGCGCCGGGGTCATGCCGCTGGGCGTGCCGGGATTGAACGGCAACCCCTGTTGCGGTGGCGGCGTGTAGGGATAGCCCGGCTGCGTGCGGGGGATCGCTGGCGATTGCGGACCGAACTGGCCAAGGTAGCCACCCACTGGCTGCACGGGCGGCGGTATGGGGGCTGGTGGTCCCGACGGCGTGCCCGCCATGCCCGGCACACCCGCCGCGTTATAAGGCGAGCCCGACATCTGCGAGGGGATGGTGGGCTGATTGGGTATGACGGCCTGACCCGACGGTGTGCCCGGCGCGCCTGGAACACCCGCCGCGTTATAGGGCGAGCCCGACATCTGTGACTGCGGCCGGGGAAGTCCCGTCGATACATCGTAGCCGCCGTAAGGCAGCGTGCCGTTATCCGTCCTGAATGTTCCGTTTGGTCGGTTCAGCGTCGCGTCCGAAGGATAAACCGATGGTGGTCGCGCACCTCCCGTGGTCGTAGGCGTCAGTCCCGGCTCGACATCGCCCGGTCCCGGCTCGCCACCCGTCGGTCCGCTCTCGGTGGGTTTGGCGCTGACCGGCCCGGCCGGTAACGTGGTTTGCGTCGGTGCCCCCGGACCGCCAGGGGATCCAGGTTGTTGCGCGCCGGGGAAACCCTGCTGGCCGGGTACCTCGCTCACCCCGGCCTGTTGCTTCTCCAGCGCTTCCTGTTTCGCCCGATCTTCTTCGCGTTTCCTGTCGATCTCGTCGAGCGCGACCTGGCGTCGGACGCCCTGGTAGGAGTCGTACAGGTTGAAGATACTCTGCGCGCCCTTGAACAGCCCATCCGAGAACGAACCCAGTGGAAACGCCATGGTCAGGTTACCCCCGCTTCACGCCGGAGCCGGGCCAGGGAGGGCGCGATGGCGTCGATGATGACCTGCAATCGCGCGTCGTACTCGGCCCATATCTCCGGATGGTATTCTTTGAGATAGCCGGCGCGCCCCTCGCTCCACCACGCCGAACACCGCGCGCAATCGGGCGAGCCGGTCATGTGATCGTAAAGCCTGGGCAACGGCACGTTCTCGGAGCGTAAGTAATCCAGCACTTCCTGGTGCGTCCAGTCCAGCACCGGCAACCATAGCTCCTGCCCGTCCGCGACCGCGCCCGACATGACGGGCAGGCGGGGCATGTCGGCGCGCTTGCTGCCGCGTATGATCAGCGTGATCCCGTCGGCGCGCATGCGCTCAAGCAGCGGCAGCATCAGGTTGGCGTAGCAGCAGTCGTATCGCGAAGAGAGCGCGCTTTTTGCCTCGCCCATGAGTCGGCCGACAGGATGATGCGAGTAAGGCATGAGGTCCGTTGGCAATCCGTTTGCCGCGATCCATCCTGTAACGTCCGTTTCGATGCGAACGAACCGAGGGGCGAATGCTTCAACAAGTGATACGTTTTCTCGCATCTCGGGCAGAAGGTCGCCCGTGTCGAGGTGGTAGATGGTGATCTCATGGAGACAGTTCCTGAGGAGTTGGATGCACGCACGGCTGTCCTTGCCTCCCGAATAAGAGAGCCCGACCTTCTCATGCCGGTCCAGGGGTGAGTAATCCATCAACCTCATCTGCGCCGCGCCCACCAGATGATCGGGCGCACCCCCGAGAAGATCCGGTCATGCAGTTCCGGATCGATGAACATGGAGCGGAACACCTCGTTGCTGCCCTGGGGCAGCAGGAACGCTTCAAGGTCCCACCCGGCGACGCGATTGACCACGCGCAAACTGTCGAACGGGATGAAGCGCGCGCCCAGATGTTGTAACGACAGCGCATCATCCTCGGCGCCGAAGCGGGCGCAGTCGAACACGAACAGCTTGCCGCCCGGCCGCACCACCCGCCACGCCTCGCGCAGCGCGTGCACGAACCCGTCCGACTGGCACAGGGAATACAGGAACATGGCGCCGTCGAACGACGCCTCGTCGAACGGCAGCTCGTGCATGTCGCAACAGAACGTCGCCACGTCCGGCGGCGCCTGCGACAACTGGAACGAATTGTTGTTGACCAGCCAGAACCTCAGGTCGGGGCGTAACTCCCGTAGTAAACGGACCGGCTCGCCGAACCCGCACCCGATGTCCACCCAGGTCGAGTCCTGGTCGGGCGCCATGTGCCCCAGCAGGATCGCCATGTGCTCGCGGTCGTCCTTGTCCAGCCGGCATCCCTGCAGCACGCGGATGCCCCTGGCGAGCGCGCCGCGCGACGCCTCGGTGAGTTTGTCCTGGTCGATCATGTCGCGATGGCGATGGCGGCGACACCGGCGGCGGCGCCCGCCAGCCCGCCCACGCCGGAGGCCTGGTTCTGCGCGATGGCGGTGTTGGCGTTGAACCCGGCCATGGAGTTCTGGAAGTTGGTGTTCATGATGTTGGCCGCGTTCATGTTGGAGGTGTTGCTCAGCCCCTGCCACTGCGTCGGCGTGCCCATCAGGTTGCCGTACGTCGACGATGTGTTCAGCCCGGCGTTGATCCCGGCGCCCCCCTGGCTGGCGGCGCCCTGCCCGGCGCCCTCGGCGGTGCTGTAGGACTGCGCCACCTGACCGGGGTAGCCACGACCGATGTTGATCGCCTCGCCCTGCAGGGCCAGCCCGGTGGCTTCCGTCTGGTTGCGCGCCTGGGTCCCGGCGCCGGCCTGGGCGGCGGCCTGCTGGATGCGGGCGCCCAGGTCGAGCGCGCCGTAGCGGGCCTGACTGGGGTCGATGTTGAACCCCTCCAGGGTCTGCAGCGCGGCGTTGCGCTGGCCCGAGAAGGCATTGGCCACGTCGGCCTGCGCCGCCGCCGAGCGCTGGTCCGCCCGCCCCGGCGTGTTGTAGTCCTGAGCCTGTTTGGCGAACGCGCCTTCCATGGGCCGGTAGGTTTTCTCGTAGTATTGTTGCGCGGTTTGCGCGTTGGCCATGTTCTGGCGTTGCGCGTCCATCGACAGGTTCGACGCGTCCATCATGTTCTGCATGAACGCCTGGGTCCGGGGCGCCTCCTCGGCGTATTGCTGCTTGGCCCAGTCCAGCTGGTCTTTCGATGTCTGCGCGCCGATCTTCGCCGCCTCCAGCGAGGATGCCGACACCGCCGAATAGTCCGGTGGAGCGGGCGCCCGGCCCTTGCTCATGACACGTTCTCCGGCAAGAGGTTACTACGGTAGTGACGCGGCCTGAGATTGAGATATCTGCACTGGTCCCTGGTCATCTCCATGATCACCAGGTCCGACCCGTCGGGATAGACGTCGTCGATGACGGCGGCCACGGTCCAGCCAAGATGCTTGTTGACGCGCAACGCGACATGGTTGGTCGACTTCACCAGCCCCATGGCCTTGCGGCAGTTAAGTTGCGCGAACGCGTAATGGAAGATCATCCAGAGGAAGTCGCGCGTCACCCAGTTATCCTTCGACCCCGCCGAGTGCATCATGAGCGAGGAACCCAGGTATCCCGTGAACACGACACCGCCCACGGTCTTCCCGTCGCGGTGCATGGCCACGACATGGTCGGTCTTCTCGTTGAACACGCCCTCGATGCGTCCCATGACCCAGTCACCGTCGCCGGGATGGTTGATGCGGATCTCGCGCTGGCTCATTTCAGTTTCGCCCCGATATCGCCCTCGGTCACCAGTCCGAGCCTGACCAGGTCGTTCAATGTCACCGCGCGGTCCAGCGGATTACCGCGATGGCCGCCCAGCGACTCGACGCCCTGGCGTAGCTGACTCGCCACCGTCACCAACGATTGCAGGTCGCTGATCGGCTGACTGATCGAAGGCACGTTGAGGTTCCGGGAAATCTGGTTTGGGTTGAGCGCCATCACACGGTCTTCAGTTCGCGCATCGTCGACGCGAGTTCGACGCTGTGGATCGAACATCTGGCGATGATCTCGAACTGCCAGTTGAACGCCTTGCGTCCCGACGGGAAGCGGAAGATGCAGCGTGTCTGTTGCAACCACTCCTCGTGGATCAGGTCCTGCGACGGACCGGCGTAAAGCCGGAACCGCGCGTTGACGCCGGGTGGCAAGGTCAGGTTCTCCATCGGCGTGTCGGGCGGCGGGACGACATCCGTCGGCGCCGGATCAAGCACCTCCGGATCGAGCGATACCTGACAGGCGCCCAGCGACACCGGACTGGCGAAGTAGAACTCGCGCGACCGCCAGCGGTAGATCAGCGGCGGCGTGTCCATGCTGTCCCATTTGTACACGACCTCGTTGGCCATGATGTAGGCGTCGCCCGTGTAGACATCGTTCCAGATGCTGACCACGTCGACGAACGGCGACACCGAGCATATCCCCAGGCGCTCCTCGGTGTAGTCGATGAGGAAACCCATGCCGGTGCCGTTGATCGCGAGGTATTGCGCGCGGTGGCGGCAGGCGACGAGGTTATCTCCGTGGAACCGCTTGATCCAGATCTCGCGCGTGAGGTTGCTGAGCGTCTGGTTCTGCGCGCCGTAGTAGTTCAGCGCCACCAGACCATTGGGCGAGGAATAATAGACCCCCGCCAGGTCGGTCACCACCGAGCCGCGCGAGATGCATGGCTCCGGCGTCTGGATCTGCGCGAAGATGTACTGCGCCGGAGAGTTGCCCGTACCGGTGCTGGGGAACCCCGAGGTCAGCACGACCAGGGACTGCTGCCATAGCGCCAGCGCCACGATGGGATAATGCAGGCTCTGGTCGTAGCCCGCCGGCCACGCGTTGGGCCGGTTCGGCTCGCAGAAATGGATGGTGTTGCCGGTGAAGCCCACCAGCATGCCACCGGGGATCGAGATCAGCCCGTCCAGGTCTTCCACGGGCGGCGCGAAACTCACCGACGACAGCGTGTTGTTCTGCACCACCGTCGTGTTGGGTATGGTATCGTTGTAGACCGTGATGCCGATGGCCAGGTCGACCACGAAATAGAACGTGGCGCCGCCGGAGACCCCGGCAACGGTACGATACAGCCTGGTCGTTACGATGGGTGGGTAATTCTTGCCCGGCGGCGTGGGCGGCGCCGAGGCGGGCAGGTTGGCCACGTGCCATACCGCGTCCGTGGCACCCGACTTCACGATGGAAGGCGCGGACGGCGAACTCTCGGTACCCAGCGAGTCGACGAACGTATAACAGTAGGACCGGTCCTCCAGTGGCGCGTCGCCGCTGGGATCGTAATGCACGTCGAACGTGAGGCCGGACCCCGTCCCGGAGATCAGCGTGGGCGTGATCGGGTTGGCCGGCGTGGTGGTGTAGTGCGTGTCGGGCCCTATCGGCATCAGGTCCCTGGCGCCCATGTCGAACTTAACGGCCGCGCCGGTCGGCCCGACCGCCCCCGGTCCCGCGTTGATCAGGCGGACCGGCTCGTTCGCCGGGTTGACGGGATTGGTGTTGTAAGTGCCGGGCAACGGCACGTCGACCACCGACACCAGGGCGCCGCTGACGACCTGCAGGTGCACCTCGATCTGCGCCCCCTCGCCCGTGGTGCCCTGGAACAACGCCGACGCGGCGTCCGTGCCGCCGGTGCCGGCACTGGCGATGCCGACGTTCACCGCCTGCGTGGTGTTCAGCAGGAACCGTTGCGGCAGGTGGCCGAACGCAAGCACGCCACCAGGGACTTCCAGCACGGTGTTCTGCGTGTAGTTGGCGCCTGGGGTCACGACGGTGGCGCCATTCGGGACGAGCGCCGGAATGCCGCCGCCAATGGGTGACACGATGGGCGCCGCCGCGTCCGTCGGATCGACGGGGATGAACCCCAGGCTGTAATGCGGGTCGCCATTTTTAATACGGTCGTAAGTGTTCCACCAGGCGCCCGCGTCGGGCACGCCGGGCGGGTTGGTCCAGAACACCCGGTGCAGCGTATCGTTGGCCAAAGGCGAGACGCAGACGCAGGAGAACTCGCTCGGCAAGGGTAGCCATTCCTCGGGATCGCCGGGTTTGGGACCCGGCACGCGATAAGCCTTGCGTACCTCCCAGGTCTCCTTGCCGGAGAGATCGATGACCGGATCGGGTTGCGGCAACCCGTTCAAGGGCCCGTGCGCCAGGTCGGTGTTGGTGGCGCGCGAAGCCATGTTGTCGGGCAGGAGCCTGGGCTCCCTCCTAGGAATTTCTCCCCCAAAATCTCGTACCGCAAACGCAACCATCTACTTTCGCCTGCTCCCATCCCTGGCGCCACGCGCCGCCGTCGGCACTTCGTCACCCAGCCAGATCCCAAGCACGGCGGCGCTGTCCACGGCATCCGAGTCCTTCATACCATGTTGGTCGGGACGGAACCCGCGCGCCGTTTGCTCGGAACGGACATGCACGTAATAGAGCGTGGGATCACCACGCGCGGGCACCTGTACCACGTTACCATTCGGATCGGTGTAGCTCGTCGCGGCGCTACCCGGTCGACCGTACCAGACATCAGGTGGTGGCACGGATGGATCGAGGTTGGTGTCACGGATGACGATGTCACCGCTCGCATCACGTGGATCACCAAGCGCGTTCCGCGCGTCACCGCCATTGCTTTCGAGTTCCGAACGCAGCGCGAACACGCCCGCGACCCCACTGACGAGCGCGGTCACGGGGAACGTCATACGATAGTCGTTCATGTCGTCACCTTCTCGATGACGGGCAGGATCGCATCGATGATCCGCTCGACGTCGATGAACCGATCAACGTCCGTCGCGCCATGGCCAGGGATGACGATAGCGTCCCCCACCATTTCAGCGTGCGCACCAAGTTGGTTGAGGATCGCAGCGGTGATCGCGTCATTGAGTTCATCTCGACGGGTCGCCTCGGTTGCCTGCCGCAACTCATCGTCAGACAGCGCGCGGTCCACGTAGCTAACCTTCATCATATCGTCATTCATGTTGCCACCTGTTGCATTTCAGTGTCGGACAGGGCGCGGTTCCAATACGTCAAACGGCGCAAATATCCGTTCGCGGGGTTATTGTTCGCGCTGTCTGTTATTCCCAGACGCAGCGTTGTCCATGTTGATGGCGTGCCTACCGTCGCTGATCCAACGCCCATGACACCATTAAGTGTGCAATGTGATCCGGCTGGCGAATAAGTAGCAGCGGATTTAAATACTGTCCCCGGCGTCATCACACCGAAGGCCAACGCCGAATTGTCAATGTTACCGTCCACATTGGGCGTTCCGCTCGTTATGTAAGAGCGCAGCCACACATTGAACGGTCCACCATCCAGCGTGAAGATGCCGCGATATCCAACATTACCATTGGGCGGCAGCAACGCTTCCGCGAGCACTGTTCCATTGAGAGATGAATACCATTTAGTCGCATCGGTCGGCATGACAGCAACATCAGCCGCCCGCGTCACCGACACCGATGTCGTTGGAATGTAGCTGGTCGGGAACGCACCAGCCTCGACCTGATTGCCCCATACCCATACACCATCGACGTTGTTACCCGCGAACACGGCGTTACCGGTGTTATCACAAGGAACGATATTCGCGATATAAGCGCCAACGGTCGAAGTGGATGTGTTGCTCGCGGAGCACCTATACCAACCATTGCCCACCGCTTGGATTTGCCCCGAACCGTTTGGTGCCTGACTATTAACTGTTCCATTCGACAGGTCGAACACCACCGATTGGTAAGTCGGGTAGGAACTGTTTTCCAGTCCTATCCTGCACAACTTAATTCCAGCCGCCTTCATGTAGACGGAATACGTATAAGTCGTGTTGATCGCACCAGTCTGCTGGCCGACGAAAAGCTGATGCACGGTGTTCGTCGAACCAGGAATTAACGCCATCGCATCACTGGCGCCCGATGGGCTGACGCCGATGTTTTGCGTATAGCCATCCTGTGATGCGTTGGCTGGCTGATTGGCCGCCCAGTTCACGCTCGGAGCGACGACATTGGCGCGCTGTTCTTCGATCAGCAAACCTTGCAACACACCCGCTTTGTAATCCCAACGCGGCGCGTTCACCGCCGCCGACTGGACCAATCCGCTGGCGTTGACATAGGTCGCGGTCGATGCGCGCGTGAACACGATGCGCGGATCGAGCGTGCCCGGTGTCATGAAGTCGAGCGATAACGTGGGACCATCAAGTGTGGTCGCGCTGATCAGTTCACTCTGCGATAACTGACGCGGCCAGTAGCGCGTACGCCGTGCCCACTGGCTCATGGAATATTGGTAAATCACCGGGCCAGACAGGGTCAGCTTGACAATCATGGGAAGCGACGCGGGAGGACCAACCGAATTGAAGTTATGCGGGATCGCGTTATGTGCCGCGTTAACATTCTTGTTGATGGCCCATGACATGGCGCCGCGTTGTAATACATCACGAAACACCGTCAGTGACGGACCCCAGTTGGCGGCACCAACACCGGTCCCGGCGGCACTAATAGAAACCCCATTTATAGTACGCGCCACGCTCGTGCCCGCCGCATCACCCTGATCCGAGAGGATGAAATCAACATTCGGATCAGTCCCAACAAAAGCAATGGGACCATTGTACGATAGCGGCGTCCCTTCCATGATATACTCATGCGCCAAACTACCCTGCGTCGTGCTGAACCCGGTCACCGACGCAATCGGATAACTCAGCACATCGGCGGCGCGTGTCACCGCCGCCGTCGTGGTCGGGATATAGCTGGATGCGAAGTTGAGTTCGACCTGTCCGCCCCAGGCGAAGATCGTTTGCGCGGGCGTGCTGGTTTGCGTTGCATCTCGCAGGTCAGTGCCGATCAACGGATACCATGTCGCCGCCGTCAACACCGGGGTAGCGAATACGAACCGTTGCCATTGCGTGGTGAGAGTGATGCGCGGCGCGGAGTACCACGTGACGTTGTTTGTCGCCCCGAGGTAAATCTGCTCCCCGCCCGCGTTGCCTTTCAGCCATACACTGAACGCATAGGATGCCGCCGTGGCGGTAATGCCCTGGCATATGAAACTGTATGCCCCCGCACCCGTTACCGCCGGATAAACAATACGCGTAGCTGTCACGGTTCCGTTGGGAGACGCGATCTGGTTTGCCGTTGGTGTGGGTGCCACGACAACACCCGCCGCCAGTATCCACACCGCGTTCGCCAGGTTCTCGCTCTGCAACGCAAGGTTCGTGCTCGTATCCTCAAGCAACAAACCCTTGAGTTGCAACGTCACCGGATCGTAATCGAAACGTGGTGTGTTTATCGCGGCGCTGACGAGCGTTCCACTGGCGTTGGCGTACCAACCGGATGAGGCACGTGAGAACACCGCGCCCACGCCGAGCGAGCCGCCCATGAAGTTCCGCTCGAACGACGGTGATGAACGGCCGCTTTTACCCGTCCATAACCAGGGCCTGTTGGAAAACGCGTTCACGGCATCAGCCCCAGATCACGTTCAACGATATCGTCACGTCCGTGGTGCTGCCCAGCGTCACCCCCGAGCGGGCTATCAGGGCGGCGTACAGGCTGGTGCCCGTGGGCAGGTCGAACGGCATGACCGCCGTCGTGGCCTGCACCACGGAGGGCGCCGAGGCGCCCAGTAGCGCGGTGTCCGTGAGGTGCAGGACACCGATGACCTTGGCCAGGTCCGCCGCCGCGATGGCGACCGCCGTTCGGTCGGTGATGGTGCTGGCGGTGGGAGACGCCGAGAACAGCACCAGGTCCATCGTCGGGATCACCCCCGAAGCGAACGTGACCGACGCGCCCTGGACGATGGCCGCCCCGCCGGATACGGAAGCGATGTAGGGGAACACCAACAGGCCACCGATGGACGCGCCGATGGCGTAAGCCGCCGCCTGCACGGCCGGCCTGACCTGACTTTGCGGGTTCGACGTGCCGCTCATTTGCGTTTCCCTCCGGCTTTGTCGCCACGGCGCGCCGCCGACAGCGCGATGGCAATGGCCTGCTTCCTGTTCTTCACGACCGGACCGCCCTTGCCCGAGTGCAGGTTGTTCGCCTTGAACTCGTCGAATACCTGTTTCTTCTTTTGATCGGGCGTGCCGACGAAGGGCATTATTTGATCACCTTCCAAAGACCCGCCGGAACTCCGGCGTTGAGTATCGTGACCTTGGTGTAGGCCGCCAGCACGCCCGCCGGAATACCCGTGCCGATGAACGCCAGTGACGAGGTTATCGGCTGCGTGGACATGACGACGGCGGTCTGGCCCCGGTACATCTTGGCCGGCGGGTAGACCAACACCGTAGCCACCGGGCCCGCCGGCGTCAGATACAGGACAGGTCCCGACATCCGCACGGTGTCGCCATCGAGAGGCGTTACCTGCTGCGGCGTCACGTTGCCGTCGGGCGCGAACGTTCCGTTGTTGTGCAGGAAACTTGGCATGTCAGTGGACCCAGACCCATCCGGTGACGCTCCCCATGTACTGCATCCTGACCTGGGTGTTGGCCACCAATGCCGTCGGCGCGCCGGTCACGGCGGCGCCCGTGGCGGTCAACAGGGTCAACGCCGTGACCGCCGTCGAGGAGATGATGGTCGCCACCATCCCAGGCTTGGGATTGGACGGCAGCCGTATCGTCAGCGTGGCCAGCGTGCCAGCCGGAGTCAGTGACAGGCTGGGTCCCGACATGATGACGGTAGCGCCCGCGACAGGCACGGCCGCCTGCGGCGTGATGCCACCGTCGGGGAAGAACGTTCCGTTATTGAACAGGAAGCTGGGCATAGGCGTTACCTTTCCTAAGAGATCATGTTAACACAACGCCGCGCCAGACGGTGCCGTCGTGCATCCAGAGCTTGTGGTTCACGGTGTCGAACGTCATTGCCACACGGCCTGCCGATGCCTGGAATGGCGCGGCGGTTGGCGGACCCGCGCACGCGGATATGAACAGAAAATGAGTGTTGGCCGTTGTCGGATTAGGTTGACCGTTATAGCCGACAACGAGATCAGTGCAGCCGAAACCGCCCGCGATGCCCAGGTTATACGCGGGGTAAATGTAGGTACCCGTACTGGTTACCAGAAAGCTTCCATCGGAACCGCCAAACCCAACCGCGAGCCCTCTGTCAGGGTGCATGTTTCCGCCAACGCCGCTGCTTATCTCAAGATTATACGTGGGCGCTGGGGTTCCTATACCAACCGGCGCGCTAAGGAACGCGCCATATTCGTTCGTCGCCTGTGATGATCCTTCCTGATACAGGAAATAGTGATTGGTTATCGTTCCACCACCGGATTTATAGTTTCCGTGCCCAAAGTAATCCACGCCATTGACCAACGTCCCGGGGGTGGCGATGCCGGATACCGCCATGATGCCGTTGACCTGTTGCACGACACTACCGGGGACATTGTCAAAAACCGACGCGTTGCCGTAAATCGCGGAAGTGTGTCCGGAAAGCGGGACCGCGTGACCGTTCGCCTGCACGAACATGTAGCTGACGAGTCCCAGACTGTCGCCGCCCGTTTGGTTCGCGGTATAGACAGTCGTGCTCGCTATTTGATTAAATATATAGTCTGTCGTGGGCTGCGTCGTGACGTCACTGATGTTGAGATTATGCTTTCCAGCATCCGCTAGCGGCAGGAACGGACCACCAGTTGTCGTGCCACCTTTTGGCTGTAAAAAACTCGTACCAACAACAGCGAACGTCGGCATGAAACCCTCCTTATCCGATACCAGGGAACCTGGCGCGGACCTTGGCACGGACCTTGGCCGCTACCGGCTTGCCAGCGGAACGCGCCAGCGCGTTCCTTGCGTGCGATGCATCCGGGATCGGATAGCTTCCGGAACCGGAACCTTTGGGGCCTTCGCCCTTACCCGGCAGGGCGAAATCCTTTCGTGGCAGCTTCTGACGCTGCCCTGAAGACAATCTGGCCATCACGCTTCGACCTTCTGCCGTTCCTCGCTCCAGGCGTCGATCCAGGCCACGCGCAACGCCTCGACCAACCGGCACTCGTTCCATATATGCAGCAAAGGCGTGTTGCCGTAGCGCTCGACGGCGGCCGTGAGCGACGCGTCGAACGGCAGATGGTCCGCGTTCAGCGCGTCGCGCAGGCCATGGTGCGCCACCAGCAGGTTGTCGATGGCGACACCCACCTCGCGCATCCTGGTAAGCGCCAGCGATCCGTCCATCAGCGCAACGTCCCGGCCTGCCCGGTGGCGGTGCCGCGCGGGGACTTCTTCGCCAGCGCCTTCTTCATGGCGATGGGCTGGCCCGGCGAGGTGGGGCCAGGGATGGGTTGCTGGGCGAAGCTGTGCCCCGGACCGCCGGCCACGACATGCGTGGGCGAGCTGCCGCGAGAACTCGGGTTGACGTTCTTCGGTCCTGACTTAGCCACGAAAGCCTCCTTTTTCCATTGCGTCCAGCCGTACGGCGAGTTCCTTGATGGCGTTCAACATGGCGAAGGTGAGCGCGGTCGTGTCCAACGTGCGAAGGTCATCGATGGGTCCTACCTCATCGATGACCGCCGGGATCCGTTTCACCATCTCAGGCATGGCCTGCTCAGCCTCCTGCGCGACCAGACCCACGTACTCAGCATCATCCCGCTCGTCGTCGCCGATCCTTCCGCCACGATGACCCCCGCGTGACCAGTCGTCCTTGTATCGATAGCGCACCGGACGCAGCGCCATGATGGCCTCAAGCCCACGGTCGTAGTCCACGACGTCCCGCTTGATCCGCGCATCCGATGCCGCCGCCCACGAACCACCACCCGGTTTTAACGCGTTTGGCGCGGTCAGCTGCCAATTGGTCAGGTTACCGAACCAGACCGCGCCGCCGGTCATGACGAAGTTCACATCGGCCGTGCTTCTCAGTCCGATGACGTTCAACGAGATGGCTCCCCACTCCTGTATGGGAGCGCCGGAGGTATCCGTCTGACCCCAACGCAACGCCTGTGTCGGCGAGAGGCTGGGGTCTATCCACATGCCCGCCGACCCGCCCGTGGACTGCGCATAAACCGCGACACAAGGCAGGCCGATATTGGATGTCGAGAAGATATCCGCGTTATTCACCCTCAGGTTTCCCGAGAGCGTGCCCCCGATCAGCGGCAGATAGCCGCTGATCGCGGACGACACCTGCGCCGCCGTCTGGTAGCCGCTCGGGTTGCTCGCCGCGTAGCGCGTCGTATCGGTCGGATGGACGTGATCGCCGCGCGACCACGCGGTGGACACGCCCGCCGCCACGGCGCCGTTCATGCTCGGCGCGGCGCCGGAGGACGGCAACACGTTCGTGACGTCCGCCATGGCCATCGTGACATTGCCCGAGCGGCCATTCCAGGTGGCGACGCCCGTGACGGACGAGGCGACCTGCGCCATGACGAACGCCGTCGTGGCGAGTTGCGCGGTGTTGGTCCCAAGGACGGCGGTGGGCGCGGCGGGCGTACCCGTGAACGTGGGGCTCGCCAGTGGCGCGCCGCCCACGCCGGTCACATCCGACGACGTCAGCGTGACCGCGCCCGTACGCGTGTTGAAACTGGTGACACCGGTGGTACTGGCACTGACTTTGGCGTCCACGTAAGCCGTGGTCGCGCCGCCCACGTCGGTGAAGTCCTTGGTGGTGAATGTGACGTTACCCGTACGGGTATTCCAGGTGGTGACACCCGAGGAGACCGCCGCGACCTGACCAAGGACGAACGCCGTCGTGGCGAGCTGCGTGGTGTTGGTCCCGACGGCGGCGGTGTCGGCACGAGGTATCCCGGTGAACGTGGGGCTCGCCAGTGGCGCGCCGCCCACGCCGGTCACATCGGCCAACGTCATGGTGACCGCGCCCGTGCGGGTGTTCCAGGAAGCCACGTTATTCGTATTGAGCCACGTCAGAGCCGCCTGCACGTCCTGGTTACCCTGGATGGGGGGTATGACGGCGATCTCGGACGCGGTGAAGAACTTAAGCCCCAGCTTCAGATGTACCCAGACAGTCCCGTCGCAGATCAACCAGTCATGTTGTGTGTAGTCGTCAGCCGGAATGTTCGACCCGACGGGAGGCCGGCCGTTGTCCACGACGATGACGTAATAACCTTTATAGCTGGGCTGGGCGGGGGGAAGCGGGCCCGGCGAAGGCGTGATACCCGACACCACCGTGAACAGCGTGGTGTCCGTCAGTACGTGACACTGGCCCACGAACAGCAGGTTTTCCGCCAGCAGCTCGATCTCGCCCTGAAGCACGTCATCCCGCTCGTCCACGTAGAGCTTGGTTGTCGCTTCCGTATCGATGGTGGGCAGCGCCACGGGGAGGAACAACG